TATTACATTTGAAGTGCTATTAGGTGTCGATGATACCTTATTAAATACATTCGGGACTAATGTTTACTTAGATGCCAGTGGTTATTACGAGCAAAGAAGTCAATATGACGCTGATGTTGGTGATGCCATTAAGTTCAGAATAAAATTCAATAATAGCGGTGCTGAGAAACAGGTGTACGTAAATTATGTTTTGAATGAGGTTAAGTAATGAATTTAACTGTTGGAATACTATTAGTTGTAGGAATCTTCTTGGCCATATACGATGTATATATTATTTTTAAGAAGGGGAAACATGAGTCAATCTCAGCACATATTATCAGAGGTTCTTATAAGTACCCATTAGTAGTTTTATTATTCGGAATACTTCTGGGCCATTTATTCTGGTCAATGAAAACAGAAGACATATATAGAAATGTGGAGTGTTCAGTTGGTAGATCTGATAAGTAGTGAATGGAAAGATGGGGAAGATGGATACGTCACCCTCAATGATCTTCCGCAAGGTGCGGAGGTTATAGACTTAGGCTACAGACCAAGGGCACTTCAAGCAGTATTACACGCAAGATTAAAAAGATTTAACGTATTAGTCTGTCATAGACGATTCGGTAAGACAGTCTTCTCTATTATGGAGATGATCGAGCGAGCATTAGCTTGTGATCTAAAATCTCCTCAATTTGCCTACATTGCTCCCACATACGGCCAAGCAAAGAGGGTTGCATGGGAATATTTAAAAGATTTCACTAGAAACATTCCGCAGGCGAAAGCAAATGAAGCTGATCTTAGAATTGACATACCTAGGCCTGATCGTGGCGATCATATACGTTTTATGCTCCTTGGTGCTGATAACCCAGATTCATTAAGAGGTATATATCTCGATGGGGCAGTACTCGATGAGTATGCTCAGTGTGATCCTATTATCTGGGGACAGGTTATCCGTCCTGCATTATCTGACAGAAAGGGTTGGGCCATATTTATTGGAACACCTAAAGGACAAAACCATTTTTATAATATTTACCATGCGGCCATGGATTTAGTAGATTCAGGTAAGAGTTGGTACTTTGCAATGTATAAGGCCTCGGAAACAGGTGTTGTAGACCCAGATGAGCTTGAAGAAGCCCGTGCTACAATGAGTGAAGAAGAATATGAGCAAGAGTTTGAATGTTCATTTTCTGCGGCACTATTAGGTGCATACTATGGGAAGTATTTACATGCGTTGGAAAAACAAGGTAAGTTGGAAGATTTCCGTATTGATCCTACTGTGGCTGTATCTACCTATTGGGATTTGGGCATATCTGATTCTACTTCCATCTGGTTTATCCAACAGATAGGTAAAGAGATACATGTTATAGATTATATAGAACACGCAGGCGTTGGATTAGAGTATTACGCCAGTGAAATAATGAAACGGCCATATATTTATGAGTCGCATAATATCCCTCACGATGGGGCAGCGAGAGAACTCGGAACAGGTAAATCTAGGCAAGAGACTCTCCTAGATTTCGGAATACGTACTTATGTTATTCCAAGACAGTCGATTGCTGATGGAATAAATGCGGCACGTATATTATTGCAGAAAGATATTTACTTTCATGGCACAAATTGCAAACGTGGTATTGAGGCCTTACGAAATTATCAGCGTAAATACGACTCAAAGAATCAGATGTTTGTGGATAAGCCACTACATAACTGGGCTTCAAATGGTGCAGATGCTTTCAGGATGGCAGGTCTTGAGTTGCAACTACCAGAAAATCGGTTTAATATTAGAAACACACCTGTAACAATCGTACAAGATTACGATGAATTAGGAGAATAGATGGGTTGGGGACTACTAGCACTTGCAGCTATCCAAGCGGGTATGGCAATATATCAAGCCGAAGATCAGAAATCTGCTGTTAAAGACGCTCAATCTGCCTCTGCTGAGGATTCTGTAGCGGCTGAGTCAAAGCTCGTTGTAGAGCAACAGAAGGCTCGTAGAGAAGCTCAGGGAGCTGTAGAGGGGGGCACACTTTTAGGTGGATCATCCTCACGATCAGTATCTAAAAAGGGGACTACCCTCACATCAAATGCACAATCACGTTCTTTATTAGGAAGTTAGTATGGATATATCAAGAATAAAAACGGCTGAGCAAAGAGCTATTGCCATTCTAAAGAAGTTTTCTAGTATGCAATCCATGAGGTCTAATTGGGACAACTATTGGGAACAGCTAGCTCAATTCGGACTACCTAGAAAGGATAATGTATATGGACACCCAACAGTCGGAGAAGACAAGCATAATAAGCTGTATGATGGTACTTCAATACATTCTAATGAATTGCTTGCTTCCGCCCTACATTCTATGCTTACTAATCCTTCATCTGTTTGGTTTGGATTAGGCACAGGAGATAAAGAAGTAGATGGAATTAAATCAGTCAATCAGTGGCTACAAGATTCTGTCATAAAAATGATAAAGGCATTAAACAACTCAAACTTTCAGGAAGAGATACATGAAACCTACCTTGACCTAGGTGCTATAGGAACTAATACATTATTCATGGATGAAGATAAGGAAGACATTATTCGTTTCTATTCTCGTCCTATTTATGAATCTTATGTTATGGAAGATGAGAGGGGCCAGATTGATACTGTCTATAGAGAGTGTGAATTTGACCTAAGACAAATCGTTAATAAGTTTGGCCAAGAATGGGCAGACCACGAACACTTTAAAATGCAGTATGATGAAGACTCTACAAGAAAGTATAAGATCATACACGCTGTTGAACCTATTCATGGAACAGATAGATTTGCTTCTTATCATGTTCTTAAAGACAAGCCGATACTTTTAAAAGAAGCTACATTCAACGAGAAGCCCTATGCTGTCCCAAGATGGACAAAGATTTCTGGTGAGATGTATGGAAGATGCCCACTTATGAAAGCACTTCCTGATGTTAAGATGCTTAACCAAATGATGAGAACTGCAATCAGGGCAGCACAGAAGGCGGCTGATCCACCGATGATGGTTCCAGACAACGGATTCCTACTACCTATCCGTACGACGCCGGGCGGCACAAACATTTATAGAGCAGGAACTAAGGATAGAATTGAGCCATTAGTCCACAATGCTAGGGTAGATATCAATGCTGATATGATCGAGCAGATGAGAGTTCGAGTTCGTCAGGCTTTCTTTATCGACCAACTTCAATTACAAGATGGCCCACAGATGACAGCCACAGAAGTTATGCAGAGAACGGAAGAGAAACTAAGAACAATGGGGCCTATCTTAGGTCGATTAAATAATGAACTTCTTAAACCGATTATTGATCGTCTATTCGGTATTATGTTAAGGAAAGGTTCATTCGGAAAAGTACCAACAGAAATCAAAGCAGGAGATTTAGAGGTTACTTATATCTCAGCAATCTCAAAAGCTCAGAGAGCTAGTGAAGCAGATACTTTCACAAGGGTTGTACAATCCATAGGGCCTATAATAGAATTTAACCCACAGGTGTTTGATAACGTAGATGCTGATGAAGTCCTACGATACCACGCTAAAATCTTCGGGCTACCTGAGGAAATGTTACGAGCTAAGAAAGCTGTAGAAGAAGCTAGAAAAGCTCGAGCAGAAGAAGCACAAAAACAAATAGAAGCAGAACAAGACAATATAAATGCAGACACGATGAATAAAGTTCAGCAGTAATATATTGGGGGAACAATATGTTTAAGTCACGACAGATGAAGGAAACCATACTCGCCTACAAACGTGTGTTTGATAGTAAAGATGGTAAGAAAGTACTAGTAGATTTAATGAAGTCATGTCACATGATGGATACAACCTTCGACAAAGATCCCTATGAAACTCATTTTAACGAGGGTGCTAGAAGCGTCCTAATTAGAATATTAAAAACAACAAAAACAAACATGGAACAACTCGATAAATTCATTGAGAACATGGAGCAGGAGGAACATTATGAGTGAAGCAACAGCATTAGGAGGAGACATTGGAGGACAAGGTAGCGGGACTAATACTACTGGAAACGTGGATGCCACAAACACTAGCACATCTAGTACTAGCGATGCAGGAAACGCAGGCCAAGCGGGTAGTGCTGACGGAGGAGCAGGTACTTCATCTGGTGAAGGTCTACCACAATGGCTTTCAGGTATTGAAGGACTAGACTCTGAATATTCAGGGGACACTTCTTTAAAAGCAATTCAAGATATCCCATCGTTAGTAAAATCTTACGTACATGCACAAAGAAAGATGGGAGCAGATAAGACTGTAATCCCTAACCAAAACTCTACTAATGAGGAATGGATGCAGTTTTACGGTAAGTTAGGATTACCCACAGAGTTTGATAAGTACGATGTAAATAGAGAAGATGGTTCTGTTATGCAGGAAGACTTCTTCAATGAATTTAAGCAAAAGGCTTATGACAATAAGATGTTACCTAACCAAGCTCAGGCTATGTATGATTTCATCAATACAAGAACTCAAGGTGCATTAGACCAACAAAAAGAAGCCCAAGACGCTGATAAGGCTACAAGATTAGATGGCCTTAAAGAAGAGTGGGGAGATGCTTTTGACCAAAACGTATTTAAAGCTAAAGCGGCAGTAAATGAGTTTGGTGGAGATGATCTTAAAACCTACCTAAATGAGTCGGGTTTAGGAGATGACCCTAACCTAATTAAGGCATTTGCTAAGATCGGTGAGAACTTCTTAAAAGAAGATAACTTCTCGGAAGCAGGTAAACCTGCCTACGCAATGTCTCCAAGTGAGGCTTCTCAGAAAGCGAATGAGATTATGGGAGACTTAAATGGGCCATATTATAATAGTATGCACCCTGACCATAAACGAATCGTAGGTGAAGTAAATAAGTTATTTCAGATACAATCTGGAAAACAGGCTTGACACAAGCGTTTAATCTTATATGATTGTCCTAAGGTATTCTTGGGACAATCTTCACCGACCCCTCCAAAGAGATTACTAGATAGACCCGTCATGCGGATAATCAGTCGAAAAAAACTAACAACTAACTAAAAACAAACAGGAGCTATATATGTCAAGTTTCGTAACAGAACATATGGTAAAACAGTTTAGTTCAAACGTATGGCACTTATCTCAGCAAAAAGCTGCACGATTAAGAGGTCTAGTAAGAACTGAATCATTAAATGGAGAAGAGGGTTTCTTCGATTATTACGGGCCTGTAACTGCCCAAGAAAAGATAGGTAGACATTCAGATACTACTTATCAAGAAACACCACATGGTCGTAGACGTGTAACAATGAAAGATTACACATGGGCCGATCTAGTGGATAAAGAAGATAAGTTAAGACTTATCCATGATCCAGAGTCTCAGTACGCTAAAGCGGCTATGATGGCTATGGGTAGAAAGATGGATGATATTCTTATCAGTGGTGCTTTAGGTACTGCATATAGTGGTAAAGATGGGTCAACACCTGTCCTTTTACAAGATTCTCAGAAAGTTGGTTCTTTCGATGGATCTGCATCTTCTGGACTTAACGTACGGACTTTAAGAGCCATTAAAAAGAAATTTCATCAGAATGAAGTTGATATGGAGCCGCTTTACATTGTATGTCAAGCAGAGCAAATTGATAACTTATTAGGTGAGACAGAAATTACTAACCAAGACTTCAACGTGGTTAAGGCGTTAGTTAATGGTGAAGTTGATTCCTTTATGGGATTCAAGTTTGTGAGACTTGAGAGACTTCCTGTAACAACCGCTGCCACAGCCTTTGACGCCTCTAATGGTTCTTTAGGTGGTGGTGATTCTATTGCCGCAGGTGCTAGAAGATGTTTTGCTTTCGCAGGGTCAGGACTAATGCTTGCATTAGGTGACGATGTTAAAGGTAGAATTGATGAGTTACCTCAGAAACATTATGCAAAGCAAGTTTACGCTTCTATGTCAATGGGTGCATCTCGACTAGAAGAAAGTAAGTTTGTTGAAATCTTAACTAAAGAATAATAAGGAGTGAACTATGGCTGACGTATATGGAAGCAACTACAATAAAGAGTTCATCAAAGTACCATCTGAGCAAGCTGCTATCGGTGAATATGGAGGACGTAAGAAAGTTATGTTCGATACATTCTCTGGGGCGGCAGGTTCTGACGAAGTGTATTTTGGTAAGATCCCTGAGGGAGCGAGAGTGCTAGCAATTACAGAG